TATGTGTAGCTGGGAACACTTTCGATAGCGTTATAATCGCTTTTTTTACTTTATTTTCCATTGTTTTACGTGTCTGTCAAACACACTTTTAAAGTTAAAATTTACTTAGTAAATTATTTGCGTCTGCTTCCACCATGCAATTCTATAATATTGAATGATTTGAAGCGATCCATTAAACGCCCTTCAAAGCGTTTTTTGAGATCTGAAACACAGAGATTGCTTGTAATGTGATAGCGTTTATTGGATTGTTGGTAGATTTCATATCTTGCAAACAGGAACTCATCAGTAACCTGGGTTAATGTGGTACCAAATGATTTTTGTGATTCAGTCATAAGCCCAAGATCATTCAGGCATACATTTACTGGAGCACCTTCAAATGATTTAGGATCTGCCAGTTCATTATAAGTATATTTGTCGATATGTCCGTGGATCTTATAATAGTTCATCATCTGAGTTAAAGATATGTTTTTGAAGTAATTCTCATTCTTTGTAAATCTCAGGTAGTCGCTAAATATTTGCATTAGCATAGTCTTCCCTGTACCAGGTTCGCCAATCAAAAGGATATTTTTGTATATCTTATAATTTTCACCTGGAAAAACATCCTCTGCCAACTTGCATCCATTAAAATAATAAGTCAAAAATCGTAATACATCTCTGTTATGTTCATCTACTTGGAACTGTGAAAATTCTCTTAACATGAGATTATTACCGATCCCAACTATCATTTGGGCATGCTTTGAATATTCGTCTGGATCTTCCAGATCATATTTAAAGCCTTTCAGAGTAATTCTTCTGTGATTGAGAACCATTGCTCTGGCTTGCTCCTTGCTGAGCTTGTACCTCTGATCCTGGTACTCCTTGATGATTTTGAGTGCTTGATCCTCTGTCAGCTGTGATCCATTGATTTCCATTTCTTTGAATTTCTTCGTTATATCTATTTACTACCCAATTCAGAATAGCTTTATAATCAGATTTATACTTTTTGCCTTTGCTTCCTTTATATGCACTGAGAATATCAATCATACGCTTAGCCCCATCTTCTGAATAAGTAGAGCACAATTTTGCGTATTCATCCCTCGTTAAAGTAACATCATCGGCATACTTGTATTTCTTTGCTTTTTCAACTTTTTCTTGTTGTTCTGGAGTTAATGGTGGTGGAGAAACTTGTGGATCTGATGTAGGTGTTTGCGGAAACCTTTTTGCTTTTGTGGTATCACCGCCTTTTTTACCAGCCCTGGATCTCTTTTGCCTGATGTCCTCATCTCTAACCATTCGCCTGCTATATATAGCTCCATCCGATTCACGTATGGAACATACACCATTATCAATGAGAACATTTAACCAATTACCAGAATTAGAACAATCCAAACCAATCATCCGTATTATTTCTTCCTTTGAATATGGATGATGATTTGGTTTCACCATCACACCTCTTTCCACGCTTTCCCACATATAGCAGATCATATCAAACCATAGCCCTCTAACATCTGGTTGGAGCACCTTTACTTCTGGACACTTCAACCAATCTCCTACATAGAAAGGCATTGCTGGTAAATTTGTTTTTGTTGCCATATTAGTGAGTTTTAAGTGCCAGGATAGTATTTACCTATCCCAGCACGAAAAAGCGTTATACTTCCATTATCGCAATTTCTGGAGCTATTTTACGGATCTGATCCAATACATCATCAATACATTTATCTCTGTATTGCTCAACAATTTCATTTGCTCCAGGTGAAACCAGCTGTAGATAGACTTCACTATCTTTCAAGAAATGGTCAAACTCAACTTCGATTGTTTGTTTTGGTGTTCCTTTGAAAATTGCTACATTGATAGTAAAACTCTTTGGCAGATTGCTTTCAACCTCATTCTTATAAACCTCAGCAACGCTACCAGATGGATCACGCATTTTTTGTATTTCTGCTTTTGCTTTTGCAGTGAAATTCTTTAGCTTACTTACCAGCACCATGCAAGTCTCTGGATCCTGGAATATTCCACGGTTTAATCTTAAGAATTGTCCCAATCTCTGAGGAACCCAGGCATCAGATGAATCATTGATCTTTAACTTTTCAAAAGTTTCAGCCAAAGAAACTGTACCAGTGAAAGTATTCTTTTTATAATCATCCGTTTCATTGATCGTTAATTTAATGCTCATCTTTTCACGATCCACAACAATGTTAGCAGCTTTCTGGTCAATTGTATCCACACGTTTCTCTAACCATCTGGCAGGCGTATCAATTACACCACTTTGGCTAATATCTACAGGCTCTTTGGTAGGTAGCGGATCTGGCTCTTTTGTGGCCTTACCTTCACGATAAATTACTTCAATAGGCTCTTTGCCATCATACTGTCCGATATTTACAATCAGACCTTTTTTGTCTTTTTCGTCTTCCATTTCTTTTTAATTTTTAATGTTAATTATTTATCATCAGTACCAGTTTTGCTCAGTCTGATAGCCTGAAACACTGTACGTTGTTTTTCCTCTGGGGTACAGTCTCTTTCTTCCAACTTATAACCCTCTGGAGTGTACCATGCTGTCTTACCCTCTTCGTTGTCAATGAACTTGTAACAATCCGTTGTTACATATTCACCTCCAGATTTGATTTCGTCTCTAATTTTACCGAAACGATCCTCTAAGGGTTGCATCTTTTGTTTGTAGTCAGCTCGAATATCGGACAATTCGGTTTTGAGGTTATTAAGCTTAATAGCCATTTCTGATAATTCGGCACGTTTGGCATTTAATTCTTTTTGATCAAACTTTCTGGTATATTCTTTTTCAGCAATTTGATCGCATGAATCATGTAGAATTTGTTCACGCCCCTCAATAGGGGTGTCTGTTAACATTACATCTTTCATTGTGATATGAATTAAAAAAGTGAATAAAAAATTATATGGAAATGATATTTGTTAAGCAGGATGAATAACAGGATTACAATTGATAAAGTCCCGTCAATATATCTCCAGGTAATCCATTTCTTAGGGATTAAGCCAAGAAGCAATAATGCTCCAAAAAGAATCCACTGTGAACTCATCAAGCCAACAATACATAAGAACAAGTAGAAAAATCCGAACATTACATAAATGATATAAGATGTAGAATAATCTTTCAGATCTTTACTTTGCTTTTTGCCGTATTTTTGTACAGCATTATGTATGCGTTTAACATTACAAATAGCAAATATCTCATCCATAAGGCATACTATCATCAAAATATAAAATACTGTAGTCATATCTTATTATTTCAAATGGTCTCCTGTAGTGAAATTGAACGCTAAATACTTTGCCCAAAGTTCAATGAATTGACGTCCAAAATAAGTTGCTTTCTCATCTGTCTCCTGGCACAGACGGAACCCAATGCCCGCATGCGCATTCGAGGAACGACCATTCGTGCTCAGACCACCGAACCCCGCAAACGCACCATCATCCGCATACGCAAACAAAAGGGCACCACGATCATCATCATCCATATCATCAATTTCATTTTTGGTATAAAGAGCAAACCATGGATAGTAATAATAATCTTTACCCTCTGCATCAGGTTTCGGCTGGAAGTTTTTACCCCATAAAGCACGGCTAATGGTTTCAAGTTTCATCAAAGCTTTGATATGATCTGGAACCATTTCAGGTATTACAGGATCTACATTAAGAGCTATACACGCATCTTTGTACGTTTGGATGGATTTGTAATCATCCAAATTTGGTTTTGGACGTTTGCAAAATAATGCTGCTAAAACATCTTTCATTTCTTTGCTTTTCGCTACATTCAAAGCAGCTTCAACGTCATTTTCGGTAACTTCAATTTTTTTCATTTTCTAAAAATTTTAATCGTTTTACAATATTATTAATCAATCTAATAGCATTATCTATCCTGGTACTTTGCCCAGGTGGTATTTGCTTAATCAGTACCGGTATCAGTCTTATCAGTTCCGATACCATTTTGTTTGGTATTGTTTTCATTGGATCTCCAATTTGGATCTGGATCTGGAATGTCTGTGTTTAGATATTCTTTTGCATAATCTCGTAGCTTTTCGCAATAAGTAGAAAATGTAACTGTGTCCATTGTTGCTGTGGATCCAGGAAATTCTATAATTTCTCCTGTATGGTGATTTATAACCTTATCATGTACCATTTGAGCTTTAAAAAATTCATGTACTTGATTAGTATCGGTAAATTCCCAACCAGCATCATTTAATGCCTCCAAAAGCATTGGATAAATACATCCAAATAGCCATCCATTTTGATCCAGTGATCTTGGGTTTCTAACCAACTTAATTTCGATCATATATTTTCCATCTTTATGAGCATTCAGATAGTCATATATTGGTTTTAAATTGAAAAGTCCACTGATCTTATCTATCAATACCTTAGCCATACATAATATCTCTTTGCTTTTCAAGACTTATCCTAACAGCTCTAATGGCCGCCTCTCTGCCTCTTAAGCTTTGCAAGTAATCATCAATTTCAGATTTGCTTTCAGCTATATAGTAGCCTTCACTGGTAGCTATAAGGCCTATCACCATGCTGTTTACTCTTATATGATTTATTATCTTTCTAACTCTTGCCTCTGTAATTTTGAATCCACGGTGTTTTAGCCCGTTGCATATTTGGCAATTCTTAACAGAATTATTCCTTCCATATTTTGCTTGCAAACCTTGTATCATAACTGGTAATAAAGTGTTTTGCTCATATTCTGTCAAAGGCTTGGTTTCTTCGATAAATCCATTAAGCATAATATTACATGTATTTAAAGTTCTAAAGTCATTCCTGGATGAGCAGCATAAACTACTTTACCAGTTGCTTTTTCAATCTCTGAAATAAAGTATGGAGCATCTCCATTATCTTTTGATAAATGGATCAATATGATTTCCTCTACCTTTCTCAAATCATTAGCTTTTAGCGTCTCCTTACAAGTATTAAGCTCCATGTGGGATGTCATAAGTCGTTCACGTTGTGATGGCATTGTACGTCCAGATCTTATACTCTCGATCAGCTTAGCGTCACTATAGTTACATTCTATCAGCATGTGATTTATTCCAGGAAAGGTATATTCACACATAAAAGAATCTGTTAGGAACATTAGCCTCCCAATATCTGGATGATTGATAACATATCCTACACACGGTACATCATGGCAGGCAGGGAATGGCATAACCTGGAAGTTGCCAAATTTATAACCCTTACCAATCTGGAGCTTAATTGCCCTGGATCCATCCAAACCTTTTGCAGTCCAGACCTCAGGTAAGGCCAATGTGTAAAAACCGTTATCAATCATATTTTTCAGATATTTACTATGATCATTATGCTGATGAGTGATAAGGCAGCCAACTACTTTACGTATGTTCCATCCTAATGCTTTTTTTACATCAAGGATCTTAATACCTGCTTCTAATATCAAAGCTTCATTACCATTATCAAGGATATAGCAATTACCAGAAGATGAACTACCCAATACTGTCAATTTCATATCGTATAATTAATATCCAGGATCAATTTCTTTAGAATCGCTTTGAGCTTCATGTTCATCACTATTCTTATTTGTGACATCCTCATAGTTTGCCTCTTCAAGATTTATTGCTTTTGTATTAGCATGTTCCTGAATCAAATCATCTCTCGAATCCGATTCCATATCATCAGCAATGGCATTTTGCATTTCAATTGACAAATAGCCGTATTTAGATAAGAGGTTTCTGATAACAGTTTTTACAGCCATCGCATGGAAATTACCAGTCCATCCTACAGCCTTGCTATTAACATCCATAGGTAATTTGGCAAGATTGAGTAGATTTTCTACAGTGGTTTCCTTCTTTATTCCCTTAGAAAATAACTTTGCATGCTCAGCCATTTGCTCAGTAGTCATATACAAAGTCTTAGAAAATCCATTGATAAGTTCAAAGTAGCAGAAATACCCTATAATATTATCCGATTTCTTTTCTCCATCGAAGCTTATTTCACCCGTAAGTTTGTTTACCTTTCTTAGTTCACCTTCATAGACAACATCAGCATTGATAGTGCGATATTGTCCAGTACGCATTGCAAGTTGGATATAACCCTTGTAGCCGAGTTGGAAAGTCGGTTCCATGACTTTATACCAATTCCCCTTATCATCCTTCTTTGAATTATTAAAAGGGATTACATACGCATATCCCAAAGCCTTATTGATAGGTAATTTTAATACAGCTGCTTTTAATGCTTCCATAATTACAGCTTTAGGTTCGCATTTCTGGAGATTAGAATCTGTATTATATAGATCAATAATGCTTGCAATGAATGTAGAAGCATTCTTTGATACAGCATTTTGGAATTGCTCAACAACCGATGGGGCTTTGAGCATGTTTTTTAAAACATCAATTTTCTTAACTGGTGCTGGAGCTTTCTTAGGAGCCGTTACTTGATTTTGTGTCATAATGATAAATTTTAGATTTCTTTGAATTCGTTATTGTCTTTAATCATAAGTTTTGGATCATTTGATACCTTAAGATTTATGATCTGTGAAAGAGTAGGGATGAGTTTATTAACTCTTTCTCTGTTATCAATGAAGATTGGAGCGGTTATACCTTTTGTGTTGCATATAGCGTTTATAATATCTAATCCAGCATTTATTCTACCAGCAGAATTAGCATCAGCATAAGGGGCGTTATTAACCCACATGATGCAATTGATCTTTTCATTCCCATTTAGCTGGTCGCTGGTAAATGTAAATGATACCAATTTGAACATACCATTTATACGCCTCATTAATTCTGCATCTTTAGCTTTCTGAAATTCAGTTATGGTATATTCCTGCTTTTCAAGGTCGGCAAGTGCTTGATTGCTATTTGAACGTTGTTCTTCAAGTTCAGAAATGCGTTTGTTTGCACGCTCTATTTGAGAACGCTTTGTAAGACGTAATTTTAGTTCATCAATATTGTTTGTGAGTTGTTCTTTATCAGACCTTAGATCTGTATCATCATCGGATGAAGTATTAAAGGTTAGTTTATTTTCTAATTCTGAGATTTCATTACCTAAAGCGATCCAGGCAGAATCCTTTTCAATCATTTCATTAGCATTCTGAGCTGCTGGCAAATTTTCTTCCTGGTACTTCTTTTGCCCTTGTAATGATAGTATCTCTTTTTCATTGTCTTTTATCTTTATAAGCAGTGAATCCTTTTCATTTTGCAATTCGATCAATTTGTTCTTGGTTCGTTTACCTGTAGCCTGATTTTCTTTCAGCTTATTTGCTTTTTGCAAGTTGAAGTTATCTTGCATTTCGGATTGTTTTGCTTCAATATCATCTGGTTCTAAAGGACGCTTGCAAGTCGGACAAACAAATGCTCCATCTGGATAAACTAACTGAGAAGCATTTATATGCTTATATTCAGCTCTTAATGTATCCAGAGTTCGTGTTATTGATCCTATATTTTCATCCAGACTTTGTATATCAGAATTGTTACGATTATTTTCACGTTCAAGGCTTTGAATTTTATAATCCAAGTCTCTAATTGCCGAACGTCCTTTATTATTTGCGTCTGTAGCTGATGATCTGATATTATTTTCTATTTCCGATCGTTTCAACTTCTTTTCCCCTATTTGCTTTTGAATTTCAGCTTTCCGTTGATATTCAGCTTCCATAAGTTTACTCTTATCTGATAATTGCTTATCAATAGCAGCAACCTTATTTTGTTTTAATTTTAGTTCCTTTTCCAGATCTTTCCAGTCCTCAGCCTCTGGGATTGATCTACTAACCTCATCAATTCTTCCTGGTATTCCTGAAAGTTCATCGTTTATAGCACGCTTCTTAGCAGATATTTCTTTTTTAAATTGTAATAATGGGGTTCCCTTCAACTGGCTCAACAGCTCCAAATATTCTGGTTTTAGTGCTGCTATTTCATTATCAGATATGGTACCAGCCATATCTAACAGCATTGCCTTTTGTGTTTCACCAGGTAAATTTGGAAAGTAAGTAGGAGATGTGATTATTTTGAAAATATCCTCTGGAATAATAGATGATACCTCAGCATCATAAGCTTTTTTTGTATCAAGCTTTACATCATTTTTGTAGTAATCAGTAAAATGATTTAGAAGCTTACCTTCATTATTACCGATACCCCATTTTTCACGATAGCAACGTTTCAGAGTTACCTCATCGTTATTGACTAATAACGTAGCAGTTACTTCATGATCCAAATGCAAAATAGGGTTTTTGTTAGCGTCCCAAGTCTTAATAGAAAAGTTACTATCAGATCTACCTGTACTATCTTTGCCAAATAAGCACCATAGGAAAGCATCCATTATCGTCGTTTTCCCAGTTCCATTTTCACCGCAGATTATCGTCTCATTTTGATTGAAATTCACGGTCAATGCTCGCATACCTTTGAAGTTTGTAATTTGCAAGCGTTTTAGATAAATTTTTTTGTCCATAATTTATTTGTTGATTAATTCATTTATTTTTTCTGCTTTATCGACTGCCATTAATTCTGCCATTGAGTAGATGATCTTAGACGTTACCGCACTACCAGATCGAACTGGTCGTATCATTCCATTTCTTACCCATCTCTTTACACGTGCTTCACCATATTCACGATATGCACCACGCTGTGAGATATGATCCTTTCCAGGCATTATCATTTTAGCATAATTGGCAGCACCCAAAGTAGCCATGTCCATCATCATGTTTTTCAATTGGTATAATTCTAATTGTATCATATTAATATTTCCAGATATATCCGTTTGATGATTTATATTTTCCATTTGCAGCTTTATTAATACTTGCTGCACTAAATCCGAGAGTTTTATGAACATCTGCTAAAGATTCAAATTCTCTAATAAAAGTTCCATCAAGTGCATATTGCTTAATGCTCTTAGATAGAGAACTTTTCATTCTTATATCATGTGTTCCAAATCTATTATTCTCATATAATGTCATCCATTCAAGATTTTCAACATGGTTGTTTTTCTTATTTTCATCTTTATGATTGACCGTTTGTAAATTATGTGGGTTAGGAATGAATGTCAATGCAATTAAGCGATGGATTAGAAAGTGCTTTCTAATTCCATTTATTTGTAGAGATATACAAGAATAACCACCAGGGACTTTAAATGATTTTAGTATATGTCCTTTATGTATCCTTACTTTACCTGTTTTCTCACAAACATTATAATCAAGCCCTTTTATTCTTCCATAAGTAGATGCTTGATAATATCCTTCGTATCCAGGTATATCATTCCATATTTCCATAATTGCTTTTATTTCTTTTGATTTTTCTTTGGATATAATGCTTAACACTCTCAACATCATAAGAATTATCAATAAACATCATCCATGCGATGAGAAAGCAGCCAGAGGCTGTGACTAAATGCCACCATGCTCCACAAAATATTACTCCGATTAATGCTATAATACCAAGTATGAGTGATATTATGCAAATGATCAAATTTGTTAAAGATTCTTTTGCCATTGTCGTTACATTTAATGATTAAACATATTTGTTCTATTAGCTAATCGCATGAATTCGGCTATTGAATGAATGCCTAATTTTTTGAAGCTGTTTTTTCTATGATTATTTACAGTATTCAATGAGATAAATAGTTTGTCTGCTATCTCGTTGTCATTTAATCCATCATAAATAAGTTTCATTACTTCCATTTGCCTATCTGATAATTTAGAATTAAAAGCAGGTGAACAAATGATTTTATCATATTTACATTCACCTCGTAATGGGCAACTGACAAATTCAAATTTAAAATTACCATGTTCATCAAGATCTATGATATTATCGCATGCTCCGAAATTGCATTTTATGAATCTTCTTACAATCAAGAAGTCACGATAACTTCTATTGAGTTTACTTGCTGAATATATTTCCATTAAAGCAGAATAAGCTTGTGGATAGAATTCAGATATAACAGATATGAACTCTTTTATAAATTCGGTTTCTGTTTCTTCCAAATTTCTTTCAGGTTCTCCATAAGGTCTTATTGTAACCTCTCCCTCAGGTGTTGTATAAAATTCTATATTTTTCATATTTAATCTGATTCTGGAAATAGAATATTAGCCCTTACTCCAAGTTCTTTTTCAATCATAGATTGAGATAGAGCATCTGGCTTCTGTGTCCCAGCAAGCCAGCAGCGAACTGTTTTTGTGGATTTCATAGTTACATTCGCAACACGTTCGACAAATTGTGTCTTTGGTGCTTTGATTGCACTTCTATCAGGCAACTTATCATATATTTGCCTGAATGTCAATTGGTCTTTTTCTGTTAATTTGTTCATTTTGAATGTCTTTTGTTTGTTCGTCAAACACACTTTTTG